AGCCATGTTAATATTTAGTGTTTATTGGTATATAATTTTATTTTTACAATAAAATTGTTTCTATACTTCTAAATACAAATTCGAAAGTAGTTTCAATTTCATCTGGTTCTCTATAATTATAATTTATTTCTCCTAAAGAAATCGGAAATGCTGATTTATACACCCATTGTATAACTTCATTATTAAACTCATCTCTTGCTATAACATAAAAATCAGTAGAATATTGACCCAATCCTTTATCTTTAATTGTTTCTGGATGCTCATAAACTCCACTTCTTTCATTTCTCATCAAATCTAACCATTTATGTATTACCCAGTAATTTTTAAATTCATTATCTATTGTGAAATTTACAGAAACTGGTTCATATGATGGTTTACTATGAGAAGATACAAATATATTCCCTCCAGCATATCTAACATCTTCTGCTGGGATGTTTTTCTTAGGAACTACCGTACCATATATAGAAAATTGAATTGTATTCAAATCTATATCAGCATTAGTTCTTTGAAATTTTTTGTTAAAAGGTATTAAAGCCTCTGGTAATGCCATTACCAGAGTAAATTTATCTTTCCTAGATTTGTTTAAACTAGACTGATCAAAATAATTCGACATAATTATATTTAATTACATATGTGTCCAACCTTGATTGTATAATTCGTCTATATCTGGATTATCAGATTCCGCATTACCTCCCATTAAAACTGGTAATGCATCTCCACCAGATTTTTCATTAGAATATATTGATGTTGGATTAATATAATATTTGATTCCGTAATCTATTGATCGTATTACAGAAGGTTTTCCATTTTCATCATTTTCTATGATATCAAAATAAACATTTGCTATATTTTCGTGTAGAATCATTAGTGCCCACATTAAGGATATTACTCTATCATCGTTTGATCCGCTTTTAGCACCCCATGTACCGCCTTTACTTCTCACAAAATCTTTCATCTCTAAAACAGTTCCCGCATCATTTATTTGGACCTGTTTCATTGTATTCACCCAATATCTTTGATTCATTACAGCATAATATTTGGTATTTGTATGAGATATAATACCTAACTTATTTGAAGTTCTGTTTACAACTTTATCTATACCCCAATTAACAATTCCTTCGTAGTTAAATTCTCTTTTTAAATTATCAACGACTTGTGCTCCACAATTATTTCGTTCAATCATTGCAAGAGGATCTCCCCAATGCTGTAGAATTTCTCTTAATTTTGGAGTAAATTCTGAAGGAGATATTTTATTGTTACTATAAACGGCAACTTGTTTTATTTTTCTAGGTTCTGTTATATCTAATATTTGTATTACAGAATAATCCTTTCCAACTCCTTCTGATATATCTACTCCAGCAACGTATATCTTTTCTTCGTTTGGTTGTTCCCAAAGATTATAATGCCCATCATCTAATACATAAAGTGGCTCAAATGTATATCGTTTCATCTGATCAAACATTTCATTGTCGAGAGCGGATTCTCCTACTTCGTCAAATTCGCACTCAAATTCGCGATTCCACATTGCGGGATCTACCAAAGATGCCATAGTTTGTTGTTTCCATTTTTCGTTACGTCCAGGAACTTCACTCCACAGTACTTTCATATGAACCCATTCATTATCTCCTTTTACAGATCCACTATAAAGTTTATAAAATAACCCAGATGTATCTCTGGGAGTAGATGCCATAATAATTTTGGATTTTGTAGATGAAGAAATGATTGGATAAATTGATGCCCAAAATTCATTTAACATATTTGGCTCGATCCAATCTGCCTCATCAATAAACAACAAATTAGCGGAAGAACCACGACCAGCAGTTCCCGTAGTTGTTGTAATACCAATACGAGAACCATTTGCTAATTCCATAGATTCTAGTCCATAATAACTAACTGGAGCTTTCAACCAATTTGGTAAATTTTCATATGCAAATCTTACTCTTCTGAAGATTTCTTTTGCTGTATTTTCTTTGTTTGCAACAAGTAACAATCTTTGATCATCTTGAAATATTGCAACCCATAACAAATATATTGTTGATATAGTCGATTTACCGACTTGCCTACTAAACAACAATAAACTAAAACGATTATCTCTAATCATTCTTAATGCTTTTTTTTGAAATGAATGTAATTTAATTTTCTGTCTGCCTTCATCGTTTGTTACAATATAAAAATGATTTTCAGCAAAATGTAGAATATTTTCTTTACATTTTTTAAGATCCGCAACCATTTCTGGTGTATACTCAAATTGTGCTTCTACCGTAGGTAGAGCAGGATTATTCATGTAAATTTGTTTTTTGGGATTTCTAGCCATATATACATTTAATAAAAAATAAAAAAAAACATCAAAAAATTGGAAAAATTATATCATTTAGCATAAATAGGATATATGAGTAATAAATCTCTATTCGAAAAATTGTTTGAAGATGTAATGGAAAACGATGCCCTTGGTTTACCTCCAGAAGGTGGCGAAGGTGGCGAAGGTGGCGAAGGTGGCTTTGGTGGGGAGGAAGAAGGCGGTGAAGATACCGTGACTTTAACTCTCGACAGAGGAACTGCTGAAAAACTAATGGGTATGCTACAAGACGTATTAGGTGGTGGTGAAGAAGAAGAAATGGGTGATGAAGAAGGCGGATTTGGTGGAGAAGAGGGCGGCGAATCCTATGGAGACGAAGCTGCTGAATCCGAAAAAGAAGAATCCGAAGATTCTGAAGAATCTGAAGATGATGAAGACAGTCTTAAAGAATCTCCTCAATCAGAATATAAAAATTTTGGTAATGACGGCAAGAAGATGACTTCTAAGAGTAATGATAAAGTTGGTGGAGTTGCTGGAACCGCTTCCGCTCATGGAAAGGCTTCTAAGACTGCACAAACCGCACCTACGGCACATTACATGCCCGCGAAAACTACCTACGATGACGGTAAGTCAATGAAGGTTAAGTCCAATATGTCCACTCCAAGTGGGCCTGGAAAATCAATGTTTAACTAAAATAGAAAGTTAATAAAAATTTTAAAAGGGACTCTTCGGAGTCCCTTTTTTATTAAATAATATCATGATGACTTTTAAAGAATTCTTCTTAAAAGAACATGTAGTAATGCCTAGGCATAGGACTACACATGCAATTACTACTAGAGGAAATAAATTTACTGATGATGGTAGCAATCTACAATCTGCTAATATCATGGCAAATTGTTATAAACCAACAGATGCAAATTTTGATCAGAATTCAAAACAAAAAGTTGGAGGAATTTCTCCAGATGAAGCAGAAGAATTAATATCAAAACATGGTTTAAATAGACATGAGTTAGAAAAAGGTGTTGCAGTAGGTTTAGGTAAAAGACCTTTTAAATTATTTAAACATCCACAAACTAAACAGTTTAATGTAATTAAATACTAATATGACTTGCTATTATTCTGGTGCTGGTAATTTTAGTAATTGTTACGAATTATACGATAAAGGAAGATTAACTCCCGATATTGAAACTTTAGCCAACGTAGCAGAAGAAGTTGTCCATAGCATGGGACAAAAAATTAATTATTATGTAAACACCATGAATATTTTATCTGCTGATTTAATTTATGGAGAACAACCAACTAGTATTTTTCATGGACCAAAAGCATTAAAAATGATAATAGATTTGTCTGAATCTAATTTAATGCTAAGTAAATTTGGTTTTGCAGCAGATGATGAAATTACAGCATACATAGACTATAGGTCATTTTTGAAAGGAATGTCTGGAGATCCTGTTTATACAGAATTAAATCAGTCAATCGAACCAAAGTCTGGTGATGTATTTCAAATGTCAGAATATGGAAGTGATCGTTTGAACGGTAGAGGTGGTAATTATTTTCAAATAACTCAAAGAAAGGATCAAGAAGTTGGAAATCAAATGAACCCATTAGGAGGTCATTATGGGTGGCAATTAAAAGCAAAAAGAATGGAATACAGTTGGGAACCTGGTCTCCCCAACGAATCCGTCAACGAACAAATTACTGATGATTCGTTTTATGGAAAACTTAGCAGTAATATTGTTGGCGAACTTTCTTCTCCAGCTAAATCATATCACGGATCAGCAGACGAAGAAAGTGTCAAACACGTCATTGATATGACAATGAATGACACTTCCGTCTACGGAACTTATGATCTTAATGGTTAAGATATTTGACTTATTTTTCTAATTTTGCTGTTACCAGCATCAATAATATAAAGATTCTTATTAGAATCTACAGTTATACCTAATGGACTAGAAAAAGCTGCTGATGTCCCCTCTCTATAGGTTGGTAATTGTGATGTGGCGTTTCTTAGACCAGCTACATCAGTTATTACTCCAGTAGAAGTAGTTATTTTTTGTATTAGATGTCCTTGAGTAAAATATAAATCATTATTAGAATCTATTGTTAATCCGAATGGTGAATTTATTTTGCTATTTGTAGCTGTAGTACCAAAAGTCCCATCTCCAGCAATAGTTGTTACTATTCCAGAAGATGTTATTTTACGAATAGCATAATTTTTAGAATCTGCTACATAAACATTTCCACTAGAATCTACTGATATTCCATTTGGTTCACAAAATAAAGCTGCTGTACCAGTTCCATTAGCATATCCAATACCATTACCAGCTATAGTAGATACTATATTAGTAGATGAAGTGATTTTTCTTATTCTATGATTAGAAGTATCCGAAACGTATATATCTCCATTTGAAGTTCTATAAATTCCACAAGGACTATTAAATCTAGCTGCTGTATCTTTATTTCCATTTGTATTCCCTGATGCTGTTGGAGATCCAGCATATAAAGTGACTACCCCAGAAGAATTTATTACTTTAATTACATGATTACCAGAATCACAAACATATATATTATTACTAGAATCAATAGCTAATCCGCGAGGATTTTTAAATAAAGCTTCTTTACCAGTTCCTGTAATAGTTCCAGAAGTTTTTCCATTTATACCACCTCCAGCTAAAGTAGACACGACTCCATCTGGTGTGATTTTTCTAATTTTATGATTGAATACATCTGAAAAATATAAATTTCCACTAGAATCTATTACAACACCTATAGATTGTTTAGACATTATTGTAGATACTACTCCAGATTGTGTTACTTTTCTTATTCTATCAGAATTATAATCAGCAACGTAAATATCTCCGTATGTAGGATCTACTGTAATATTAAGCGGGGATTTAAAAGAAGCTAAAGTTGATATTCCGTCTAGTATACCAGATGTTCCATCACCAGCAAAAGTTGTAACTACGCCTTGTGGAGTAACTTTTCTAATTCTATTATTACCAGAATCAGAAATATAAAAATTATCCCCATATGTTATTATAGAAGTTGGAGTATTAAATAAAGCTGCTGATCCAGTGCCATCTTGATATCCAAATGAATCTACACCCGTTCCACCTCCAACAAAAGTTGTAACTACTCCTTGTGAAGTAATTTTTCTAATTCTATGATTATAAGCATCGCATACATACAAATCTCCATTATATAGTAAAGGAGATTTTATTCCGTTAAATAGTGTATTTGTGCCTACACCATCAAACATACCAAACGTAGTTCCATTAGCAGAACCTCCAACAACAGTAGTAATATTATTTGCATTAATAATGTTAATTAATCCATAATATGTAAAATAAGTTATTTGATTAGCACTATCAAATTGATATCCCGTATAATTATCACCCGAATATAAAGTATTATAAGATCCACCATATACTTGATAGATATAATATCCCAAAGAAACGGTCAACACATTATTAACATTTGACATTGATGATATATCACCACCATCAACTATATCCGCCAAATATTTTGATGTATCTCCAGAAGATAAAATGTTGGTTATTTGATAACTAGTAGAGAGTTTTTTAATTTTATTAGGACCTGTAGGACCAGTCGAAAAATATAAATTTCTAGATGCATCCATAACTAAATGTGTTGGATTATCAAATTGTATATTCATATCATCATACACTAAAGTACTATCAGAATTACCTATACTTCCTCCAGCAACAGTAGTAACTACACCAGCAGTAGTAATTCTTCTAATTTTATTATTATTTGTATCTGCTACATATAAATCTCCATTAGAATCAATACTAATACCCATTGGTTGATTAAACAAAGCACTCGTACCAGTATCATCTTTATATCCCGAACTTGTTCCAGAAGTACTACCACCCGCAAAAGTTGTCACTACTCCATTAGGAGTAATTTTTCTTATTT